ACAGATGTTCCATCATCAACTAAAGCCGCAAGACCTAATGGGTCTTTAGAGCTATTCCCTGTTCCATCGGAATAAAATATTACGCCTAAATCATCCGCCATATCTTCTGTATCAGATTGAATAGTTAATCGCATTAAATCAAGCACTTTATCTTCTGTATCAGCAACAGATAATTCATCTCCTGGTAATGCAACTGTAATTTGATAGAAACTTGGAGTAAATTCTAAAAATTGTCGGTTATCGGTTGCGGCTGTTGAAAATGTATCAAATCCGCTAAATGATACGCCTGTTTGATTTTTACTTACTTTTACTGGAACGCGAAGCGTTCTACCGTTCCATTTCTTTGCCGCGCGTACTACACGCTGAAAAAGAACATTTGAATTTAACACCGTATCCACTAAAAAAGGCAAGTATTTCTGCTTTATTGTAGTTTGGATGCGTTGTCCATATAATTCTGTCATATTTCTAAAAATTAATTATTAATGATTACCATGGTTTTTTGCCAGTACCTTGAAAATCTTCACTCGTAGTGTATACTGATTTTTTATCATCTGAATCATTTCTTGATACAGCGTCACTGGCGATTTTCTTTTTTTCATTAATAATATTATCTTTTCTATTGGATTTTACAGCGTTCATTATTTTAAATGCAGCTCTATAATTCCAACGACCCTCAATATCAACTAATTGTTCATCTAAAGTAATTTTTAAAAGTTTATTTTTATCTATTTTTTGACCAGTTTCAGCTTCTAAATCATTTACTATATTATTAAAATATTGAGTAGCTTCACTAATAGCCTTCTGTTCAGAAATAGATTTTGAATTAAACTCTTTTATTAACTCTTCCCTAACTTCTTTTTTAGATAAACTAATTAAAGACTGAGTATCATCAAGATATTGTTTATAACTTTCTTCATCGCCAGCAAACCATTCTGGAACATTTGTTGATGAATTATCTTTATTTAACCCATCAATCTGTCCCTTAACTTCTTCTCGCAGTTTAGTTATCTCATCGGTATGTCTAACTTCTTGGTCATTATATCGTTTTTTCCAATCATCTTCTCGTTCTTTCCACCTTGGATTGTCCGCGAGATTTTTTTCTTTATTCTCAAGATTTTTTTCATCATCTTGAGAGTTTACACTATCATTTTCGTTTTCCGTCTGTTTTTTATCCTCATCAGACGATTGAGACTGATTAGTGTCTGTTTCTTTAACTGGTTGCGAGTCAGCGGAGTTATCATTCTCCGTGACATCAAGCGGGAATGTTGGTATTTCTTCCCCCGATGCCTGCGCTGTTATATTTTTCATATTTAATTGTTAGTTATTTATCTTCTTTATTTTTTGTATCTTTAGCATCTATGTCTATGGCATGTATTTCAAATTCTGAATTATTTTGAAATTTACTTATAGATAAACCTACCATTTTTAATTTAAGACTTACTGTATATTCATTTCCTATTTTCCATTGTTTCAATTCAGGAAAGAATTCGTGTTCCATTCTTATTGTTGGATAAACTTTTTTTTCTTTTTTTTCTTCTTCCTTAGGCTCAGCATAGGAGAGAGTTGGTTCTTTTTTTGGTTCTATATTTTTCATCATATTTATAATTTATTAAATATTTATATTTTGAGGAACTTCGGAAAGGATTGATTTATTCGGAGATTCTGCTTCAAATTCTCTAAAACCTCCTGGCGATACTTGTTCATTATTCATTATACCTGATTTTGCCACTTGTTGTAAATTCAACGCCTCTTGTATTAATAAATTTTCTTTAAACATTATATGAGGAGCATTTTCTTGTAGCCATACATTCGCAGCTAACTCTTCAGGATTTGGCCATTCTAATCTTTTATATAAATCAAGGTTTGATATTCTATTTAATCTGGCAAGTTCAAGGGATTGATTTGCGATTGATGAACTATCTTTTGGCAACAATGAACCTTCTTTAACAGATACTAATATTTTAGGAGGCTTTGATCCAGCAATAAATCTAAAATTAGAATCATAGACATATAAAAGTTGAACAAACCAATTATAAGCATCATCAGCGAACTGTTCTAAGTATTCCGTAACTCCGCCACCGATACGATCAGTGTCTAACCCTCTGCTTATTATTTTTCCTCTGACTGTTTGTTCTGTTTCAAGTCCAGCTTGGGACGAACCTTTTACTCCAAATATATCTCTCATTCTTGCCCGAGTATCATATAATTGATTAAAAACATCAGACGCTAAAGAAGAAGGATTGTATTGTTCTATGGCATCGCGAGGAGAGCCATCAGGGATACCAACAACTCCGCCTTCTCTTAATGTCTTTGAAACTCCTCTTGCTTGCGATTGAGTTAATCCAGACCTTCCTAATGATACTACCAAACCCCCATTATGTTTGTCAACATTTTTATCAATTTGTTTATTTCTTTTATTTATTATATCTTGATTTGCAAGATTTTGTCCAATTAATGAAGTTCTATCCATTGGTTGGTCACCCAGATTAAACACAGATAAAAATATATAGGGCATTTGAGGGGTTGAGAAATGATTAATAGGTTCTATTGATTCTGTGGTACTTTCCCCAAATTCATCAATATTTTCAACCCTTTCTTCGTCTTCATAATTCCAATTTGGGTTTTTGTCTTTTTTCAAAACCTCTCCATTAATTGTCCAGCAAGTATACATCGGAGTCCACCATTCTATAAATTTAATTTCAGCGTTATCATCGCCTTTTATCAAATCAGTAATTAGTTTTTTTGCTTTGGCGGTTTTTACAATAGCAAGTATTTTTGAAGCTTCAAGTTTGCGATATTCGCCTATATAATTACCTGTATATCCATCTTCGTCAATAGTAGATTTAGGGTCAAGTATGATTATTTTAGGTCTAATAATACGAATAATTGGCATATCGTTGTCAAGGTCCCACCCGAACTTTCCAATTCCAAGTTGATATATTGACCAATGCCGAGTTACTTTTTTAAGTTTAAGTCGTAGTTTATTTTTATCTGCGAGATCCGCTAACTTAATTTTAACTTTTTCTATATATTTTTCTTTTGATTCATCTGATTCTTCAAAACTTTCAAGTGTAATAAGAGGCTCAGGATTACGCCGTGTTGCTTGAGGTAAAAATGTCTCTAAACTTTCAAAAATTAAGTTATCCACCATTGGTCTACTTTTATCTGCTTTTATTCCTTCAAATTGTTCTCCTAACCAATATTTTTCATTTTCTTCAATTTGTTCTATCCATTTAGACCTAACAGACGAATCTTTCCATATTTTTTCCCATTTGTTGGTAAGTTTTGATAGATCATCATCAGACATCTTAAAAGTAAGATCAGGGAGTTCATCAGAAACAACACCTTGAATTGTTTCATCAATTGGGTCTCCTCCTTTTGATTTATTTATATCAGCGCCAAGGGATGCATAACCAGCAATGTTAGGATTTCCATAGTTTTGGGTCATATAATAATTATAGTGTTATTTTTATTTTTTGTAAAGTTTTTATAATCTCCAATCGTTTTCTTGCTCTTCTATTTTATCAAATAGTTCTTTTGGATTAAAGTCTACTGTTTGATTTGGATTAATTTCATAACTATTAGGAGTTAATGACAAAACATCGTTAATAAGTATTCCAGAGTCTCCAAATCTCATTATTCCCACTCTCCAAAATATAGTTGCTAATGCTCTATGGTCGCGACCGTTTCTAACCCATTTATAGCCTTTAACTTCATTTGTTTCAGAATCAAGCACTTTTATTTTTGATAGATTGTTCCAATCGCAATTAGAAACTAGCACGCCATTGGCGTAATACTCGTGTTCATCTTCCACTGATAAATTATAAACTGGTCTTTTGTCGTTTAGTAATTCCTTGCTGACGACGCCTACATACTTCGGAGCATGTTTTTGAACCCCAATATTTATTGTCCTTAAAAGATGCGCCACAAAGAATGCACACTTTTTTAACCAAAGCTTGTTGATTTTGATAAGTTCTACGACATTTTTGAGAACACCTGCGGTTAAATCCAATATTGAATGTTTTATAAAGTTTACCGCACGTCTTACATGTAAATTCTTTGATATTGGATTCACTATGTAAGTGAATATGGTTTTTTTTGCCATTCTTACTGGCAATTTTGCGTGCTCTATCAGAGGAGTGATACCCAGAAGCAAGTGACTTTTTTTGCGCGATGCTAAACCATTTGAGAATCTTTCTCTTTTTTGAAGGATCTTTATATCTCTCATTGAAATGGTAGATATTGTGTTCCCGTTTGGATACGCAGGTAAGATTGCTAATCGCATTGTTAAATGGATTATGATCTTTGTGGTGAATGACGCAATTCTTCGGTATTTCTCCATGATCATCTTTCCATATTTCACGATGAAGTGAAAGTTTGCCACTTCTATAATATAATTTATGGCAACGATGTTTTGATTTGGGATACCGTTTATATTTTTTTCCTTTATGTTGAATTGATATTGGTTGCATACTTCTATCATATCACTATCCAGCAAGGAGTCAATACTGATAAACCCCCTGCCTCTCACCCATACCTTATGATTTGGTGTAGCAATTATTTCTTTTCCATCAGAAAATACAACTCGCATAACCCTTGCTTGTGGATGGCTAATTCCCGACATATAAACCTTTCGGAGTCCCTTTCTCGTATAAACCGACTCTCCAATTTCTATGTCTTTAATCGGCTTTTCGCCATATTCTGTTTTGATAAGAGTTCCCCCATCAAAACACCAATATTCATACCAATCATCCTCTGTGCCATGCACTAATATTCTTTTTTCCCTAAATTCATCAATAACAAGTTGTATCATTCTATTTCTATCAACATGCACAGCGCCAAATTCATCGCCATTACCCCATTTAACAAGTTCGTTTGTTTTTTTACTGCCTCCAAGATAGCATAAAAATACACGCCCAGTCCATCTTTCAGCAAAAGAACGAGATCCGATTAAATCTCCGCCTGCATCAATTACAACAATAGCCTTTTTATATCTTTTCATTAATACATCTAATTCACCATAATCATCGCAATCTCCGTGAAAGAATAAACCATGTTGTTTAGTCCCCATTACATAATCAATCCTCAGTCCAGTATCTACGCCTATAACTATTCGTTCATCAATGTTAGGCGCCCATAATTTACCAGTTAGATTTTGAAAGAAACTTTGACGAAGCATTTTTGACGATGCGTCAGCATAGGGCAACCCTAATATTTTTGTCCAAAAAAACTCTGTTGTTGTGTTTTTATTTTTAAATTTATCTACAATATATTCTGCGGAGATCCATGGGGCTATAAGCAATGGCACCCAATAACCTCTCCATTTTTTATCTTTATATTTTGCAACCCATTGACCATTTCTTCTAACATAATCAGGTAATTTCTTTTTACATATTTTACA